CTTCTTGGCAGAAACTATCAGATCTTTTATAAAGGACAGTTTGCCGGAAGAGCTCACAAAAGCACTGTGCATGGATGTTCAGGAAGCCTCATGGGCCTCCCTATGACCAAAGAACTTCTCCACCTTACGGTGGCGCTAGGCCTATTTGACAGTTCGAATTTAGGAAAATACAGGTGTTCTCTTATCCTTGGCGACGACGTGTTCACCATGGCGTTGTTTGAATTGGAACGCATTGCCCGGTTTTCCGGTTTAAAGCTAAATGCGGATAAACTGGAATCGGGGAAAATCGTTAAGATCAATGAGCGCTGTGTTTTTTACGATGAAACGAAAAGGAAAATCGTCACTTCGTCGCTACCTGCGCCCAAGATCTTTAACCTTGTGGCGAAGTGTACGATAGGATTTAAGCCTCAGCTAAAGATCCTTTCGAACCTTGCGGCATGCTATTATCTTTTAAACCAGTATAAAACTGGGTCACGAGAGAATATCTTTCTTTTCGAGCGAACCTTTATGTTTAGACTCAGAATTGAATCGTCCTTCTTTGGCGCATTTCTGCGCTCAGACGGCATGGCCCTTAACTCCATTCCGGAGAGGCTAGGCGGCGTGGCTTACAATACCGACTCGGATTTCTTGCGGTACTTAACCGAAAGATATAAAGCAGCCCTAGGCATGTTTTATAAAGTCGTAAATAACGTGCTTGTCTTTCAAGTACAGGAAGAAGTTTTCAAGAGACTCCCACCTGGCTGGAGAGCACTAGACGAAATCGTGACTTGGGATCTGGAGCATCCTCACCTTCTCCTACGCAAGGCCGATGATAGAACCATCGATGGCCTTAACTGCAAAGAAGAGGTTGCGAGTGTCATGCAAGGAGTCGTCTCATCAGAGAGACCTTTCCTAGTGATCCCGTCATCAGAACTCGTAAGGATCATTGATGGACTGTACAGAGGAGACTCTGCCCATCAAGGAACCTACGTGAGATTCGCCCCGAAGTCCCGCCTGACAAGAGATGAAAATTCCGAAAAAGAACTTAAAGATCTTATCGAGCGAGGTATGTCGACCTCAGGATCAGTGTTGTATAAAGCATATGTGAGAGACAGGAAACTTTTCTACAGTACTCTAGTATGAGTTTTAAACAGATATGATCCATGGATTGAGTTTGTCAATTTACTTACCGAAATATAAGATTTTTAGAGACCGGAGACCTTGAAGGTTTCCCTTCAAGATCTCCGGTCTCTCATTCTTTCTTTCCTTCTTTCCTTCTTTCGTTTCGAGAATCAGTATTGGCGCCTTACGTTTTAACGACGTTAGGGACTTGCCTATTGATCCACAGAACGATTGAGTGAATGGATAAGTAAAGTAAAGTAAATAAGTAAGTAAATAAATAAATAAATAAATAAATAAATAAATAAGTAAATAAATAAATAAATAAATAAATCAATAAATAAATAAGTAAGTAAAAGGATGTTTGAAGCGCAGTGGCTCACCCAAACTATACGTTTGATGTCAAACTTTAATTTTATTTTATTGATGTCGCCCATTGGGGTGACGATAAGTTCCCAAACTATTTATTTATTTATTTAATTTTATTTACTTTGTGACGAATCAAGCTATTGAGGCATGCTGAGTTCAATTTCAAAATGAAATTACCAAAGTTTGTGATTTATTTCTAAAACCTCTTATCGGCAGGACATCGTTCTTCAGAAAAACAAAAACAAAAGTAGTCGGTAACCGAGGATAGCATAACTTCTCAACCTTCTTTGCTAGAAAGACGGGAAAAAAGGAAGAAACCACAGCTGTTGATGACTTGGGAAAGAAAAACTTCAGATGACTTGGGGGAGTAGAATGGAGATTAAGGAAAACAGAGGATTAAGGCATCTTCATGTCTTCTACAGTGACAAGTGACACCTAGTCTTCTTGATATTATCTTGTGTTTCATGTTGCCCCTTCGT